GATCCCAGAAGCTTCCGCCGCTGTTGCCTTGGCCCATCTGGCCTATGGCGTTCATACCAGCGCCGTACATCTGACCGTACAAGTTGCTGGCTGCTGTGTTGGCGTTAACCTGCGACTGAATACCAGCAGTACCAAGCTGTCCTGCATAGCCTGCACCAGTAAGCTGACCAGTCTGAGCCCTGTCGGCGTTCGCGCCGCCAAGCTGTGCTGCCTGCATCTGGTGTGCCATGTCTTGATAGCTGTTGGCGAACTGTTGGTTGCCTAGTTGGCTCTGACCCTGTGCTATCTGCGACAGTAGTCCTGTGTTTGCTTGCTGCTGTGCTGCTAGCTGGTTGCCCATACCACCCAACTGGCCCGCACGAGCTAGCTGGTTCTGGTAGTTCTGGCTTCCGAGCTGGCCTAGGTTCATACCTAAGCTACCCTGCAACCCAGCTGCGCCTTGGCCTAACTGTCCGAACTGGCTAGCCATAGCTGCCTGTCCCTGCATCTCTGCTTCAGCTTGACCCATAGCTTGGAAGCTGGCCGCGTTACGTGCCTGTGCCTGTGCGCGGGCCGTAGCTGCGTCCTCAGCGGTTCCGCCGAACTGACTACCACGTACACCACCACGGCCTTGAGCAAACTCACGAGCCTGCTGAGAGGCTGCCTGAGCGTCTAGCCCCGGCTGCTGCATAGCCATAGCTCTGTTGTAAATCTCCTGCTCACGTCCTGCTCTGTCGCCCATTGCGTTGTTCATGGCCTGACCAGACGCGCCCAGCATACCAGCCTGCTGAGCTGAGAGCCCCGCCATGCCTGCATTCTGTGCGTTAGCTGCTGACCCGTATAGGTTATTAGCTGCGCCGTATGTAGAGTCGTAGCCAGCCTGCTGCATGGCGTTGAAGCCAATGCCTTGGTTGGCGAGGTTGGCGGCGTTGAGGTAGTTACCTGCGGCGCTGCCCAAGTTACCTTGAGCCTGCCCCTGCATCCCTCTGTCTGGCCCTGTGCCAAGGTTTACGCTTCCGTCAGGCGATACAGCTGTGTTGCCGATGCCTGTCTGTACGCCGTAGCCTCTAAAAGCAGCGTCGTTTTGGAGCTGTGCGCCCAGAGCACCCATGTCGCTAGCAGCCTTTTCGCCCATGTCTTGCATGTCCGAGGCCATCAGGTATCCGCCAGCTGCGCTACCTGCTCCCCCGATTAGATTCCATACACTCATCAGTAAATCCTTCCCATTAAGGTCTGTATGTTTATTTCTTGGATCGACAGCGAGTTACCAGCTATCTCAGTTTCCAGAGCAACACGAACTAACGCCCCGCTTCCCTTAGTATTAGTCCTGTACCGCTTAAGCGTGGTCAGTCCCTTCCCGTACTTGTCCGTCTGGTTGAAGTAAGATACGTTAAACAGAGAGGGCTGCTGGGCTATGATAGTCTTGTTAGCTACATAGTCCAATGTGCCGCTGTAGCCCCACTTAACAGTAGCAGGTGCGTCGATGAACGAACTCACGCAGGTAAAGTCTACTTGCTTCACGAACTTCTGCCTAACCGCGTCCCCAAAAGAGAAGGCGTTAGAGTGATACTTCATGGTGTAGGGCTCGCCAGTCCACTCAAGGTAGTTGTCGTATTCCAATACCCCACCTGAGTTCTTACCTGCAAGCAGGACGTACGACTGCTCGTTGTCCTCAACAAAGAATCCCCTGTTAAACGTACAGTTTGTCCATCTGGTAATCTTGTTGCCACCTGTTGCCGAGGGAGCCCGCATCTCAATAGCATATGCCTGCTCTGTCTGTGCAAAGTTGCAGATGACTAGGTTCTTGTTAGGCATGTAGAACAGAGAGATAGCCTCGTTAGGCTCGTCCCGTATTAGTGTGCTTATGTCCCGCTTGACGTTAGCCGTTAGGTCGCCTAGGGGTACGGACTTCTCTTGAATCGTACGGCCCAGACCACGAACGCCTGAGTCGTCAACATACAGCAACTCAGCGCCGATGTTAACAACAGCGTCCCGGCTCACTGCGCCCATGCTGCTAATGGCATCCTGTAGAACAAGACCACCAACGTCAGCTGGGTCAGCAAAGTTATTGCCGCTGGAGTAGAGCAAGATAGACTGCCGTCCAAACACTACTAAGAAGTTGTTGTGCGCCTCTACGGCTACGATCCTGTCGCTTCCGTTAGGCCAGTATTCTGATACGTCAATGATACCTGCCGTGTTGAATGAGTCAGTAGGGACAGCCTTGCCGTCGTACCACTGGTTGTCTATCAACAAGTCAGAGTAGTAAATAGTGTTGTAGTCGTAGCCGACACCAGCCACCCACAGACGACCATACGCGGCACATACTACATCACCGTCTAGGTTAGCAGAGATGATGCCTGTGTCGTCCTGTGGTGGTATGCCTGTAGCCATGAGGTCAGTCAGCGTAGTGCCGTCAAACTTCAGGGTTATGTTTCCGCTGCTGAAGATATATAGCGCGTCGTTGTAGGCTATGATCTTGGCCTTAGCAAGAGTAGTAGCGTCAGTCAGCGAAGGATAGGAAATGTTGGTCATGTCCTCCCCGTCGATTAATACGACATAGTAGTCCTCTTGTATCGTCGTGCCAATAGCGTCAAACTGTAGGTGCGAGGCAATGCCTAGATCGTACCGAGTGCCAGCTATGCTGCCGCCACCCAGTTGCTTTAGCTCTTTGCTTTCCGTGATCATGCCCGCGTTTGCAACGTAGGGTATCAAGTCACTGGTCGTCCTAGAAGCAAACGCCTCCCGAGCCCCTACCCTACCGTACTTATCAATAACACAATTGTCGGCTACCAAGGCAAATCCGGGGTCTTGCTGCAACGGCGAGTCCTCAGTGTTTAAACCTTGGAAGCCCGGAGCAGAGATCGTTATGTTCTGCTGTTGTTGTGCCATTATACACTCACCCAAATGTTGTCTAAGTCATTAGAAGATGCATCATATGCAATCGCATCAGACAGGAACTGGTTAGCCATAGCGAATAGCTCAGCTGCGGTCTGTCCGCCCACCTCGCCACGCTCTCGTGCCGCCAGTGCCAGCGCGTAGTACAGTACAGGCTTATCAGGGACAAGCAGATACTCCTCATCTCCACTCAGGTCAGCCTGTCGCTTGAACCCACCAACCGTGTAAGTCACAGTGGACTCTGTAGGTGTGGGGTATAGCTCCAGCTGTAGGTCGCGGTTAGAGTCCTTGCCGTTCACTGCGTAGTACAGACCACCGTTACTGCTAACTCCTTGCGCCTTCTTGCGCTTGATGTCTACCAGCTTGCGCTGATTCAACTCAGAGCCGTTGTCTCCGAAGATGTACTCTATGCTGGCGTACTGTCCTGCTCCCGTGAGCCCGTACAGCGCCTGCCCAGACACCTCAGTAAACGTCCACTCTTCTCTCAGAGAGTTCCAAGTGTGGCTATCCTCTACTGTGCGCTTAGCATCATTGACCAGATCAGCGACGATCAAGACCACTGGGTCTGTCTCGCCGCTAAGGGTAGTCACTGTGTCCTCGCGCATCCGGGTCAGGACACCATTAACTAAATCTAAATAATTCATCCAAGTAGTCCTTTTCCTTTAAGATAGTTTACTGGCGCAGGTCGTGCCTTGGGTTGATAGACGTTGAAGTCTGTGTAGCCAAACAGCCCTTGAGGGTTGTACTCGAAGGCGTCAAAGCTAGGCTGCTGTGGCTGTACTTGATCGCCGTCACCGCTGCCGTCACCGCTGCCATCTCCGTCACCACTACCGTCACCAGTACCAGTGCCTTCGCCTGTGCCGCCCGTAGAAGTAGAATCAGTACCAGCGCCTACTACCGCAGCAACGCCACCCGCGACAACATCTGCGACAGAACCACCGCCAAACGTAAGGCCGTCTTCCTGCTCTTCAGCAGTCTGTTCATCCGCCAGCAACTCATTGAGCAGTGGATCGAGTACGATTGTTTCTTCGATGTTCTGCTCTTCGCCTAGCTGCTCTCCATGCTCCCCGTAGGTTCCGGGAGGTAGTCCATCGACAGCAGTGGGGTAGTCAACTGGATTCCACCCGCCGTTATATATGTCGATGACAAACACGTTGCCGTCTTCGTCTACCTTGTAGAACTCATACTCTGAGATGCTCTCTTCAGTAGACCCCGGCTCGAAGACATCAACAACCTCTTGCTCCTCAGCAGCCTGCTCAGCAGCTACCTGCTCATCAGCAGCGATCACCTCAGCGGGTAGTTCCTCGACAGCCTCTTCAGAGCTGCTTGCTCCACCGCCGCCGTTCTCTACGTCTTCGATTGAAATAGCGGTATCAACTACCTGAATGGTAGAGGGATCGAACACAATGTTACCATCTACGTAATCCCCTTCGGCAGTCTGTGCGGGGACGGTCGGTTCCCACTCAATGTCTCCGTACTTCTGTCCGTACTCGCCGTCACTTACTTCGTTGATTACGTCCAGCACTATATTGCCGTACTCACCGGCCTGCTGTAGTATGCCAGCTATCTGGTCTACCGACTCGCCTGCCGCTTGTGCGCCTGACAGTATCTGCTCAAGCTCACCGCCTACTTCTGTAAGCTCTTGCCACCGCTCAGGTGACACCGTGTTCTGAATAGTCTCTATGGATTCCATAGCCGCGTCACTAAGACCAGACTCAAGCTCTGCTGCCTGATCCAATACGCCGTTGAGTGCATCGCTTCCTAGCTTTACAGCGCCTGCCGTCAGGGCAGCTTGTAGGCTTCCGCTGAGATCAGCACCTTCGCCCTGCGATAGTGACAGCGCGGAGTTGACAATGCCGGAGGCGGCTGCTGTAGCTGCTAATCCGCCGCCCATAGCCGCAGCCAGAGCAGGGGTAAGCACAGCACCAGCTGCCACAGTAACTGCCATTTCCAAGATACCGCCAAAGTCAAGATTGTTCTTGTCCCTTATCTTAACGTAGGCCGTACCGTTCCACTGATAGCCTCGTCCGTCGTCGGTGTTGAGCGTAGCGCTAATACCATACTTATCGTTCAGTGCTACTACGGCATCTGAGTTACTCCAGTCCGTAAAGCCTTGGGTTCTAGACCCAGTAGTATCTGTCTGTACCAACTGTACCTCAGAGGGGTCTAGTCCATACTTAGCGATGAAGTCATTCCTAGACAGGTTCTGTATGTCAGAGGGCTCTATCATCGTGCCATCTACGTTCTGAACAGCTGAGGTTTCTACGATCTGTCCGTAGTCCCCTACCTCGTACTCACCTGAGTCAATCAAGTCCTGACGCTCGTTCATGTACTCCATGTAGTATTCGAAATCACCGCCAAATTGTTCTTGTAGGTTGATGGTGGTGTCCCAATACTCCCGTATATCTTCTTCCGTCGCGCCTTCGATTAGTCCTGTCTGGTTGGCTAAGTAGCTGCCTCCACTCGACCCATCAATCTTCTCATCGCCAGCGTAGAACGAGTAAGTACGGACTTCCTCAGAGGGCAGGGAGTCATCGCTAGTTGTTGCTAGTAGTTCATTCTCAAGCCCTGTGAGGTTATCCATAAGTTACTCCATCCATTTCTTCATCATGCCCGATACTGGGCCTAGAGCCTCTGCTGCACCTTTAGCCCGCAAGTAAGCATCAGCGTAGGGTGTAGAGGTAGTGTTGCTAGTTGCCTGTACTGGAGCGCTAGTAGTAGTAGCAGTTCTGTTGGCGTTGTAGTTTGCTAGCATACCACCGCTACCACCACCATGCTTAGCCGTGTAGGTAGGCGAGAAGTCTACTGGCTCAGACGCTACTGGTTGTGGTATTGCAGGTGCTACATAGCCCTCGTTAGTGGGGGCTCCTGTGCTGCCTCCAAAGGTCAGCGTAGGCTCGTTGCCCTGCACTGTAGAGTTGCTGTAGGCTCCGTAGGTGTCGTTGTACCAGCTGTTCTGAGCCGTGTTATATGCGTCCTCTTGAGAAGCACCGTTGCCCATGTAGTGAGCAGCTGCGCCGTCCATCTCTTTCTCAGTCAGAGCCTTAACGTAGTCTCCGTATCCAGCAGCAATCAACGAATCCCTAGTCTCAGGGTTGCGCGTAACTAGCGTAGAGTTAAAGTTATCTTGCCCTGCCTTGATGCGCTCCCACAGATACCGGGACACATGCTCGGGACGGTCGGCGTCTAGCTCCGCAATGCGGGCCTGCTCAGCTGCTTGCTTAGCTGCGGCAGCTGCCCGACGTGCGTCGTATCGCTCCCTATTAGTCAGGCCATCTGCTCCCACTGCATTCGCGCCAGTGGTGCTAGTAGAGGTAGAGGCGGCTGGACTTGAATGCCCAAAGCCCAGACCACCGCCTGTAAGTTCTTCTAGCAGTCCCGCGTTTTCAGGACGTAGGTGATACTTATTGCCGTTACGGTAGCTGTGAGCGACTCGCTCTGCTTCCGTCATGTTTGCCCATAAGCTCATTATGTGTGCTCCTTATAATGTAGCGGCTAGCTTAAACATTCCGTCTAGCTGTTCTGCTGTCAAGCCCAATGATCCACCTAGAGAAGATACTAGGATAGAGTTGCGGTTTACGTGTGTCGCAAACTGCCACTCAATCTGTACCGACTCCGGAGAGGAAGCCACTGCGGCTTCAACGCTGCTCAGTAGTCCCTGAGAAGCCAGCACCAGACGACACTGCCTAGCTGTGATCGACGGTGGTACATAGTCGCTTTCCACCTCAGCCTCGTCAGCCTCTTCGGCAGGGGCTAGATAGTCCTTTAGCTCCTCAATGCTGCTGAGTGCTTCTATGGCTGCTACAGCTGCGTCAGTCTCAACCCGTACGTCTGCCCTGTGGTGCAGCACCTCTACGGGAATGTCCTCATTAGTCTCAGCCTTTCGGATGATGTACCAATCAGTCGGAGCCAAGCGGCTATCTGCCTGTGATTTAGCTCGCGCTATTTCGGCAGACTTCAAGCCCTTAGTGACAACTTGGTTTCCCAATTCATCTACTACGGGCTCCCCGCTCTCGTCTACCTCAGCTACGTCTTCCATAGCCTTAGGTACACCAGCAGCCCAGTAGAACCGTGAGTCAAACGGAGGTGCGTCAGCGACAAACACAAGACCTGCCTGTGTCTTCTCTTCCTCACTCCATGATCCCCAGCTAGTTGGGTGCTTTACTCCAGCGTCATCGACCCAGCTTCTGCCTTCGCGTATGACCTTAGTGTTATATGTCCATGCCATTTGTATTACCTCGCGTTGGCGTATTTGTAGGGCATCTCAGCGAATGCTATGTAGATGTAGCTGCCGCCTGAAACATTTGGATTGTATGTTGCAAGCTTTAATTTAAATCCGTTACTCAAGAAATCTAAATTGTCATAGCTTGATTCAGCGTCACTGGCGTTTGCAAACAGGTAATTCTCTACCACGTTGTGTGGGTCTCTCTTAGAGTCGTGCATCCACCAATAATGAGCACTATCAGTCCGCTTAACCATCACAAAAGCTGGCCTAAACCCTGTGTAGATAAACGGCCCATCGGTGCTTCCGTTTCCTGTGTAGCTCCCGAACTTGCTGAAGCCTTCGACGCTGTGGAAGCAGTAGGCCACCATAGAGGGAGCATTAGAGTCTGTACCCCAGCCATTAAACACCGTGGCTGTTGGGTCTGTTATGGGTGCAT